AATTAGACCCATGCCGTAATTTTAGGCTGGCTCAAATCGGCTGCAATCGGTTTTGGGTAGGGACACAGAACCGCTTTTAGGCCATACAACCCCAAGAATCCACACGCCGCTTAACGATTTGCCTTCCCGCGGTCTTGAACTGGTGGATTTGGCGTCGGAAATCGACATTGAGCTTATGCCTTGGCAAAAATTCTTCCTTGAGCATAGCCACAAGGTCTTGCCTAATGGGAGATGGGCATCCCCCGTGGTGGTCGGCTGCGTAGCCCGTCAAAACGGCAAAAGTTTTTTGATGCAGCTTAGAATCTTGGGCGGTCTTTTCCTATGGAAAGAGTCGCTGCAAATCGGGTCAGCTCACACGCTATCTACATCCTTGGAGCAATTTAGGCAATTGGTGTCGCTCATCGAGGGTAGCGATTACTTGGCCAAGCAAGTAAAGCGTATCCGTTGGTCACACGGGTCAGAGGAAATCGAAACTTTGCACGGCACGCGCTTTATCATCAAGGCTGGTGGGTCATCTGCGCGTGGCGTAAGCAAGCCGGAGACAATCCACCTTGATGAGCTGCGCGAGATGACAGATTTGGAATCTTTTGCATCGCTGCGTTATACCTTGATGGCTGCACAAAACCCGATGATTATTTCCTACACAAATGCCGGAGATGCCGCAAGCATTGTGCTGAATCAATTTAGACAAAGAGCCATGCAGGCAATCGGCGGGGCAAAAGATGACATCGGCTACTTTGAGTGGTCTGCGCCTACCGATGAAGTGAGCCTGGAAAATGCCGCTTACAGCAATCCGGCACTTGGCATCACTATCCATCCCGACAATATCCGCGCCGTGTTTAATGACCCGCCTGACGTAGTCCAAACCGAAGTCCTTTGCAGATGGGTACAGTCGATTCAGAGCTGCGTGGATTCTTCAAAATGGGCTGCCTGCTCCGAGCCTGATTTTGATTTGAAAGAAGATGAGCTTACGTGGCTTGGCGTTGATTTGAGTCCGGACAGAAAATTTGCCGCGCTTGTAGGAGCGCAGAAGCTAGGAAACGAAACCTTTGGCGTGAAGCTACTGCACACATGGGAAAACCCGTTACAGCTTGACGATAAGGCCATTGCAAATGACTTGGCCGTATATGCTCGCAAGTATCCGGTTGAGCATGTCCTTTACAGCCGTCGTACAAGTGGCGCGGTCGCATCCCGCCTTGCACCAGCTGGTATCCCAACCTTTGACATGGATGCCGCCTACCCACAAGCTTGTGATGAAATGCTGGGGGCGATTAACAGCGGTCGTCTGCGGTACAGGCCAAATCCTGAATTGACTGCGCAAATGCTTTCAGCCGTGCAGTTACGTCGAGGCGATGGCGGTTGGGTTATTGGCAGGCGCGCGTCATCGACGGCAGTAGCGGCCAGCGTGGCCACGGCATTGGTTACACATTTTGCGACACGCCCAGAGACAGACCTAGACATCATGGTGGGTTGAGTGCTATAGCCAGCCTAAAATTACGGCATGGGTCTAATCAATGTGCTATTTCCAAAGGTAGAGGCATCTAAGCCTGTACTTGAGGTTGATGCTGCAAGCATCGCGCCTTATTACAGTGAGACATCACCATTTTTCTTTGCGGGTATTACACAAGCTACACGCGCAGAAGCAGTAAGCATCCCAGCCGTATCGCGTTCAATTGGAATCATCCAAACGATTGCATCATTGCCTATGCACGTGCGCAATGTTGCAACTGGTGAAAAAGTACAAGCACCACGCGTTATCAATCAACCTGACCCACGCATCGCCGGAAGTGTGTTTTGGTCGTGGTTGATTTCAGATTTGATTCTTCACCCAAGCGCGTATGCATACGTCAACGAGCGTTATGCAGACACCGGAAGAATCCGAGCAATGGAAAGAATTGCGCCGGAGCGCGTTACTATTCAAACCGATGGCATGGGATTTGAAATTGTTGCGTATCAAATCGATGGCAGTTTTGTTGACCCAAACAATCTTGTTGTTTTCCAAGGCGATGGCGAAGGTCTATTAAATCGCGCAGGCCGCACAATTAAGGCCGCAGCTGCACTTGAACGTAGCGCAATGAATTTTGCAAATGAGCCAATTCCTCAAATGGTTTTAAAATCAAATGGTACATCGCTACCGGCTGACCGCGTTGCAAAATTGTTATCTTCATGGCGTACAGCTCGCGCAAATAAATCAACTGCATTTTTAAATGCTGACGTTACTTTGGAAACCCTGGGTTATGACCCAAAGAGCATCCAATTAAACGAAGCCCGCAATTACGTGGCATTGGAATTAGCCCGCGCATGTGGATTGCCTGCGTATTTTGTTGATGCACAACAGTCCACGTTCACATATAGCAACGCCTTAGACAAGAGGCGCGACCTTGTAGATTTTGCGTTTAGAAATTACATGTCACAAATTGAGCAAAGGTTATCTTTTGCGGATTTTGTCCCAGCTGGCCAAGAAGTCAAGTTTGACCTTGACGATTTCTTGCGTGGCAATCCTTACGAGCGCGCGCAAGTTTATGAAATCTTAAATCGAGTTGGCGCAATGTCAGTCGATGAAATACGCGAGGAAGAAGATATGCTGCTATGAAAAAAGTAATCACACCCATGACAATTACGGCAACCGATTCCGATAGCCGGACAATCACTGGTCGCATCGTGTCATTTGAGGAAACTGGTAACGCATCAATTGGCAAAGTTCAGTTTGCAACCAACTCAATTGAAGCCCAGCCAGTTTTGCTTAATCTTGAGCATGACCGCACACGCAGAATTGGCAAAACCTTAAGCATGGAGCAGACGGACACAGAAATCACAGCTACCTTTAAAATCGCTCAAACAAGTGCTGGCAATGACGCGCTTGTAGAAGCTGCCGAAGGTTTGCGCGATGGATTCAGCGTAGAAGTTTCATTTGACGAATATGAAACACTTAAGGATGGAACAGTACGCATCCTAAAGGGTGAACTTACAGCCGTCGCATTGACAAGTGAGCCAGCAATCCGCAGCGCACGTGTCGAGTCAGTAGCCGCCACAGAAGGCGAAGAAAACGAAGATTCTGAATCCACAACAGAGGATGCAGATACCCAACCAACAACAGAAGGAGACGAAGTGGATAACGCCGTCACAACCGCGGAAGCCGTCGAGTCGGTCGAAGCCGCACAGTCAGTAACCGCATCTGCTACAGCAGTTGGCAGATTTACAACAAAACCACGCATCGAAATGACCGCAGCAAAGTATCTTGAAAACAAGGTACAGGCTGCACTAGGAAACGAAGATGCCCGTCAGTATGTTTTAGCAGCTGACAACACAACCGACAATGCTGGTCTTGTACCAACACGTCAGCTTGCAGAAGTCATTAACGGACTTTCTACAACAATCCGTCCATCCATCGATGCAATTAGCCGTGGCACATTGCCTGATGCTGGTATGACATTTGAAATTCCAAAAATTACAGTTGCGCCAACAGTTGCAGTTACAGCTGAAGATGCAGCGTTTTCAGAGACAGACCAAAACGCAGCTTTTGTATCAGTTGACGTTAAGAAATTTGCGGGGCAGCAAAAGTTTTCAGTTGAGTTGTTCACCCGCACATCGCCCGTCTTTTATGATGAGCTTCTTAGAAATATGGTTGCTGCAATGGCTAAGGCGCAAAACGCTTATGTCAATGGCATCCTGATTTCAGCTGCAACAACCGACGCAACAACAGTTGCAACATATCCAACAGCAGCAGAGTTGCTTGGAATTGTTGGGCGTGGAGCAGCATCCGTTTATGGTGCAACAGCTGGTCTGCCAAATCCATTTGCGCGCAACATGATTGTTTCTACTGGACAGTGGAGCAACCTTATGACACTTAACGATGCTGGGCGTCCAATTTATTCAGCAGTTTCACAACCAAGCAACCAACCTGGTTTGGCACTTCCAACAAGTTTGACAGGCAACGTTGCCGGATTAAATCTATACGTTGACCCAACAAATGGCGGCGACGGGGATGGAACTATCCTTATCGTCAACCCTGATGCTTACACATGGTACGAGTCAACCCAGTATCAGCTACGCGCTGAATCAACTGCGGATGGTTCAATCACAGTTGGCGTCTATTCATTTGGAGCAGCGGCAACAAAGATTGCGGCCGGAGCTTTCAAGAATAACAAGGCGTAAGCCACATTAATCATCGGCTGGCGCGCTCCCGTGTCAGCCGAGTCGAACGAAAGGAATACTCATGCCCAACATTGTGACTGCTGCCCAGCTGCGTCAGGTGTTGGGCGTGAGTATTGCCTTATATGATGACGCTTATTTAAACGAAATAATTAACACGGCAGAAGCAGTAATTTTGCCGATGCTTGTGGCAAATACGTCAGCGGTCAATGCATACAAGCTAAATAACAACGAAGCCTATTACTACACCGAACGCGAGCATCATTTTGTCGCGGGTCAGTCAATTATTGTGGCTGGACTGCCAGCACCTTTTAGCGCGACAGTCACAGTCGTCACCGCTGGCGCATATTATTTTACGGCAGCTAGGACAAATGCCGACGTCACTTTGCGCGAAATAATTCCAAGTGGCACTGCCACACTTTCCGGTTATTCAGCCGTCAACATTTACACAGGCAACGATGCCATTGAGTCAGCCATCCTTGCCGTATCCGTTGAAGTATTTCAATCACGCGTTGCAGCTGGTGGACAAATTGAGGGCTTAGATTTTACCGCTACGCCTTACCGAATGGGTCGCAGCTTGACCAACCGCGTGTCAACTTTGCTTATGCCGTATCTTGACGTTGAGACAGTGTGCCAGTAAATGCCAGCATCCACTATTTTAAGTCAGGTACGGACACCGCTGGCCACTGCCTTAGCATCCGTTGCAGGCAACGTTTATAGCTACGTGCCGGAGACAATTATCCCGCCTGCCGTGGTCGTCGTACCGGATACGCCTTATCTTGAGCTTGAAACAATCAGCAAAAGTACCCTTCACGTCAAGATTAATTTTACAATTTCAGTCGCGGTTGCCTATAACAGCAACCCTGCATCGCTCGACAATATCGAGCAGCTAATAATGAGTGTGCTGGCAGTTATCCCAACTGGGTACGTTGTCAGCGTGGTCGAAAGGCCAACAGTTACACAAGTTGGAGCATCGACGCTGCTAATCGCCGACGTTCGAGTTTCTACCTACTACACACAAACAACATAAGGAGACATCATGGCAACAGTAGTAATAACAGGCCGCGATATTTCTTTGTCCTTTACTGGTGGAACGGACATCGAAGCGCAGGCAACAAACGCAGTGCTAACCAAGGTTTTAGACCGACAGACTTACCAAACCCTTGACGGCGAAGCTTACAAAACCACAAACGTGACAGCTACTTTTCAGCTGGACATGCTTGCAGATTGGGGCAAGGCCAATTCAGTGTGCGAGGCACTTTGGACTGCATGCGATACTGCACCGGACACAGACATTTCAGTGACTTTAACAGCTGCAACAGGAGCGCAATTTGTGTTTCCAATTAAGCCGTCTTACCCAACAGTGGGCGGAGCAGGCATGGATGCACAGACAGTGTCTTACACTTTCCTAGTGTCAAAGGGCGAAGTCACAGAGACTTTTAGCTAAAAACAAACGACGGGAGCAAACAAATGCAACAGCAAATAACAATTAAATACAATGATGGGACAGATGCAACCTATATGGTGCGCCCGCCTGATTACGCCCGCTGGGAGATGACCACCAAAAAGGTCATTTCCCAGTTTGGCGGCATGTGGGACATTTTATTTGTTGCGCACCTAGCCATGAAGCGAGACGCAGGCAGTAAGCCGACCAAGCCATTTGACGCTTGGATGGAATCAGTTGCAGACGTCGAAGTTGGTGAAGGCGACCCAAAAGCCATCAGCGGGGAAGTGTCAGCCGATTAATCGTCGAGCTGGCAATTGCCACGCAAATTCCTATGGTTCATTGGCAAACAGCCGAGGACATATTGACCGCAGTTGAGATATTGGAAGCGAGGACAAAGTGACCGACCCAATAGCTCTTGACCAAACCGAACTGCGTGCCGTGTTTAAGGCGTTAAAAAATATGGATGAAGCTGCACAAGATGAAGCTAAAAGGCAGTCCGGTAATTTAGCCGATTACGCACGGACTCAAGTTATTGGGACTGCCAATGGCTTACAGAGTCGAGCAGTAGCAGGCCGGATTGCCAGTGGCGCGAGGGTTAAAAAGTCAAGCAAGATTGGCGAAGTAACCTATGGGTTTGCGTCTCAAAAGTTTAGCGGCGGGGCAACCACGCGAGACATTTGGGGCGGGTCAGAATTTGGCTCAAACAAGTACAAGCAATTCCCAGTATGGTCAGGCCGTCAAGGTCGAGGGTCACGCGGATGGTTTATCTATCCAACATTGCGCAAAATCCAACCTGAAATTGTCGAGCGTTGGAGCGCAGCATTTAACAAGATTTTGAAGGAGTGGGGCTAATGGCACAAGGTACACGCGCATTAACGCTTAAGCTATTAGCCGACGTTGATAATTTTAATAAAAACCTTAAGTCAGCTGATACCGAGGTCAAGTCCTTTGGCGACAAGGTAGGAGACTTTGGCAAGAAGGCAGGCTTAGCCTTTGCCGCAGCTGGGGCAGCCGCAGTCGCCTATGCTGGCAAATTAGCCATTGACGGGGTCAAATCAGCCATTGCGGATGCGGCCGCGCAGGAAAAGCTAGCCCTAACCTTAAAGAACGTCACAGGGGCTACAGACGCCCAAATCGCCGCCACCGAGGATTACATCACCCAAACATCGTTGGCTTTTGGCGTGACCGATGATGAGCTGCGTCCAAGCCTTGAAAGATTAGCCCGCGCGACTGGAGACGTCGAAAAGGCGCAGAAGCTACAGACAGTAGCCATCGACGTAGCGGCAGGGTCAGGCAAATCGCTTGAGGCCGTTACCAACGCGATGGCTAAAGCCGCCGAAGGCAACACGGCAGCACTTGGCAAATTAGGCATTGGTTTATCATCCGCCCAGCTCAAGACCATGTCGATGGAAGACATCACGGCAAAATTAGCGGGCACGTTTGCAAATCAAGCATCGACTCAAGCAGATACTTTTCAAGGAAAATTAACGCGCCTACAAATTGCCTTTGATGAAGGTAAAGAAACAGTCGGGGGATTTATCCTTGATGCCATTACCCCATTTGTGACATTGGTTGTAAATAAAGTAATTCCTGCGATTAGCGATTTTACAAGCAATCTTGACGAAAAGCTAAAACCCGTTATGCGTGCTATCCAGCCAATTATAGATGGGGTTAAATCCGCTTTTAATAGTGTGCGAAATTCATTGGCAGACAATAATGAAGAATTAAAACCATTTTTTAATTTCCTAAAAAACATTGCGGAATTTGCCCGTGACACCCTTGCACCTATTTTGGGCAAAACCTTGGGCGCAGCGTTTAAGTTACTGGGTACATTTATTAGTGAAGCTATTGACAATTTTGCCAAGTTTGTTACTTTAATAACAAAAATTTACGATAAAGCTAAAGGCATTATTGATTTTGGTAAAAGCATAGCCGGTTCAATTGGTGGCTTATTTAGTGGCGCATCAATGTCAACGGCATCAATATCAAATGCAGGATTTAGCACAGCAGCGACTAGCGTAACGCCAAGCTTATCGCCTGAAATCATGGATTCAGATGCCCGCTTACGAGCTTTTGCAGCTGGTAGGACTACAAGCATTACAGTCAATGGGGCAATTGACCCTGAATCTACAGCCCGTCAAATTGTGGGCTTGCTAAACGATTCATCCGCACGCGGCACGCTAGGCGGGTCAGGGCTTGTATTTGCATGACCATCTACACGCCGACCTATAAAGTCCTAATTGATGCCGTCGAGCTTACGGACGTCACAGTTGCAAACCTTACGATTCAGTCAGGCCGCACGGACATTTATCAGCAACCAGTGGCCGGATATTGCCAACTTCAATTGCTTAATTTTAACAATTCAATTTATGACTTTACAGTGGGTACGGGGCTTACAGTCGAGGTAACAAATTCAGTCGGCACGTATGTCCCAATTTTTGGTGGCTACATTTCAGACTTTACAATTGGGGTTGACCAAACCGGAAGTCTAGGCAATACGACGGCCGCGCAAATTACAGCTCTTGGAGCATTATCTAAATTACCTAAAATCGTCGACAACGGCATTTTATCTCAAGACGAAGATGGCGACCAAATTTATCATTTGTTGTCCGGATATTTATTTGGTGAGTGGCAACAAGTACCAGCCGCAACTACATGGGCAACTTACACACCTGCAACCGATACTTGGGCAGATGCGCTCAATCTTGGACTTGGCGAAATTGACCGCCCAGGTGATTTCTTGATGATTGCGCGCTCATCACAAGAAACAGACATTTACAGCTTGTGCGCTCAAATTGCCAATTCAGCTCTTGGAGTGCTTTACGAGGATTCAAACGGCAACATCGGGTATGCGGATTCAACTCATCGACAGGATTATTTGGCAAATAATGGCTACACGACTTTAGACGCCAATCATGCAAATGGGCGTGGCTTGGCGGTAACTACCCGCGCCGGAGACATCCGCAATAAATACGTCATCACATACGGCAACAATGGCAACAGCGTTTATACAGCCGAAGATTTAGAAAGTCAGTCTGACTATGGCTTGTATGGTGAGGCGTTTCTATCCAACATCAAGGACACGGCCGACGCAGAAGATTTTGCCGACCGCATCGTTGCGTTACGCGCCGACCCGTTTCCTAAGTTTCAGAGCATTACCTTTGAGCTGGGCAACCCTGAAATTGATGACTCTGACCGAGATGCCTTAATTGGCATTTTTATGGGTTTGCCCGTATGGATTCAAAATCTGCCGCTAAACATTAGCAGCGGGTCATTTGAGGGTTACGTGGAAGGCTGGACGTTTAGGACAAGCCTCAATAATTTGACCATTACGTTTAACGCGTCTCCGGTCAATTTCAGCCAAGTTGCCGTAAAATGGCAGGGAGTAAATCCAGCGGAAACGTGGGCAACTCTTAGCCCAACGATGACATGGTTACAAGCGATTGGAGTAATAGCGTAATGGCAACAGTAACGCCCAACTTTAACTGGCCAGTGCCGACGTCGACAGACCTTGTCAAAGACGGGGCAACAGCCATCGAAGCACTTGGAGACGCGATTGATGCGTCGATGCTTGATTTGAAAGGTGGCACATCAGGCCAAGTGCTTGCTAAAAATAGCAATACAGATATGGATTTCACTTGGGTTGCGCAAGATGATTCAAATGCAATTCAAAATGCAATCGTCGACGCAAAAGGCGACATTATTGCTGCAACTGCGGCAGATACACCTGCACGTCTAGCGGTTGGAGCAAATGACACAGTTTTGACAGCCGATTCTTCAACGGCTACTGGTTTGAAATGGGCAACTCCGTCTGGCGGTGCTGCACCGGCATTTCAAGCATATTTGGGTTCAAATCAAACAGGCATGCAAGATTCAGTAGCGGAAAAATTAAAAATTGACACAGAAAATTTCGATTCTGATAGTTGGTTTAACACAACAACTTATCGCTACACACCACAAAAAGCAGGATATTACAATTTTACAATTCAAGGTTCTTCATCGCTAATTCACACTATTTACATTTTAAAAAATGGCTCAACTCAATTTAACGCTATTGGATATAACTCTTATCAGTCATTTCCAGGAAGCAAAATGGTTTACATGAACGGAAGTTCTGATTATGTAGAACTTTGGGGATTGGTACAAACTGCAAATGGTTCATTTACATCAGGTGCATCAAATACATCTTTCGAGGGATTTTGGGTGAGGTCTTAATATGTCATTATTGCAACAAATTCTTGCAGCATTTCCGGAATTAGAAGGTCAATATCAGCTATTCACCGGCAATCCAATTCTTTTACAAGACGACCAAGACGGGCAAGGCGCTTATATTAAAATTTGGAATTATGATAAGCCTTTAACCAAAGAACTAAAGGTTTATTACAGACCATGATTTACCCACAAGGAACTGCAGCTTTAGCAATTAGCATTGCAAAGGGCGAGGTCGGCAATATTGAAGAAGGCGACAATTTAACGCCCTACGGCAAATTTATGAAGGCCGATGGCCTGCCGTGGTGCGGGTCATTTTGTAATTGGGTACTGGCACAAGCTGGGGTCAAGGTTCACAGCGTTGTAGGCACTGCGGTAGGCGCGCACAAGTTCAAGGAAATGTCACGTTGGCACACAACGCCAGTTGCCGGCGATTTGGCATTTATGGACTTTCCTCATGATGGCATCGACCGAATAAGTCACGTCGGCATTGTGGTAGCCGTATCAGGCAACGTCGTCACTTGCATCGAAGGCAATACATCGGGAACTGGCGACCAACGTAATGGTGGCATGGTTATGGTCAAACAACGCACAATCGGCAAAGAGGTCGTCGGATTTGGTCGGCCTAAATATGTGCCTTATAAGGGTGATATGCCAGTCGTGGAGATACCACAATCAAAAGCAAAGAAGGTAAAAAAATGAATCAAGCAAAGTTGATGGCTGCATCATGGCTGCGCTCATTTATGGCAGCTGCTATTGCAGTTTATATGGCCGGAGTAACCGAGCCAAAGGCAATTGCTAGCGCGGGGCTTGCAGCCGTATTGCCTGTAATTTTACGTGCGCTCAATCCAAACGACGCAGGTTTTGGCCTCAAGGGGAAGTGAGCCGAAAGTCGCGCCAGTTAGCCCTATTCCTAATCCTGTTTCTAGGGCTGACTGGTTGCGGTCGTTATGACGGATGGACGCGTTACCCGTGCCAAGAGTATGAAAATTGGCAAGAGCCGGAGTGCAATCCGCCTCAATGCATTGCAAACGGCACTTGTACAAAAGACATATATGGAGACAATCTTGAGCCATAAGTCACGGCAGAGATACACAAATGAGCAGCTCAAAGCCCGCCTTATTGTGTTTATTGGTATCACGCTTTCAGTCGTTTTTATGATAAGCATTTTTGGGATGCTTTATGCGCTGATTTTTGTGACCCAGCCACTAGGCGCACAAGCTCCAAATGACAAAGCCTTTATCGATTTGCTCACTACGTTGACAGTTTTCCTCACGGGAGCATTGGGGTCGGTCTTGGCATCAAACGGGTTGAAGGATAAGCACAACGAAAAGCCAGCCGACACGCCGAAAAACACGCCTGATTCTTGACCTTGTTGTACTCATGCCTCACAGTTATGGCAGGGAGCGAAGCTAAGTAGCTGCCTGAAACGGGAGCAAAATGTACACAATTGCAGAAGTTGGCATGTGGATACTCATAGCATCAACTATGGGTTTTACCATCGGTTACACAGTTGGACTTAAAGAAGGCAAGCGCGAGGGGTTTATCCGCGGCAAGATTGCGGCACGTAGAAGCTTGGAGTCACGTTAATGGGATTCCTAGACAACTACGAGACAGTCAATCAAAAGGTTAAAAGACTGCACGCCACCTATCCGACCAACCGCATCGAGACTTCAATCATCGACTGGAATCCGGAAAAAGGTTTTATCCTTATCGAGTGCCGCATATATCGCCATTATGAGGATGAAAGGCCAGCGGCCATTGATTACGCCCATGGCATGGTTGGGGCTTACAACGTTCAAATGAAACGCTGGTACGTCGAGGACACAGTGAGCAGCGCGATAGGCAGGTGCGCAAGCGTGGTGCTGGGTACAGACGAAAAGCCAAGTCGTGAGGACATGACCCAAGTTGAGACTATGCCAAAAGCCTTTATCGAGGATGACCCTTGGGCTAAGCCAATTTGGGAAGAAGGATTTACAACGGCCAAAAGCGCAGTGGCTCAAGTAGCTGACCAATTAGGTGGGGAACTTATATCGGAATCCCCTATTTGTAAGCATGGTCACATGCTGCTCAAGGAAGGCGACAAAAACGGCAAGCCTTATCGTGGCCATGTCTGCGCCGAAAAGATTAAAGCCAACCAATGTCCGGCCGTTTGGTACGTGCTTACCAGTGAAGGCAAATGGAAGGAGCGCATTTAATGGCCGAGCTATACATCAAAAAGCCAAATGGTGAAGCTATGACCATCGAGATAGACGGGACAATCGTGCGTGAAACAAATCCAATTGACATTGATTGGTGCGATAAGTGCGAAAAATGGCAGCCATTGGCAGGCGGTCATTATGTGCAATCCCAAGGTTTAACAATGATTTGGTTATGCGAGGCGTGTAAATGATACGCGTGGACTTGGATAACGACGCTCAAGTTGCCATCACTGCCAAAGGTTTGGAAAGAGCCTTAGAATATCGAGGACAATGGGAAGGCAAGTGGGTTAAACGCAATTATCAAACAGACCGCGAAAACCTTAACTTTCCAGCGTTTGTCGCACAACAAAGTGAGGCGATAGGTGCAGAGATGGCCGTCGCTAAATTCTTTGGCAAGCCAGTCAACCTTGATGGCTACAAAGACAAAGCTGACGTAGGTAGCAACATCGAGGTCAAGTGGACAAAGTGGCAAGATGGTTGCCTTATTCTGCGTGACCATGACCGAGCCGAGGACATCGCCGTACTGGTAACAGGCTCAATGCCAAGATACTTTGTTTGCGGATGGATACCCATCAACGTAGCTAGAAGGCCATCACATAAACGCAGCGATGGTGCTTGGTGGATAGGTCAACAGGACTTACACCCTATGGCTAATCTTCAAAGGAGCATCTATGCAAATCGAATATAACTGCCGTGTTGAAAAGCGGGTTACATTGCAGACCATTTGCAACGTTACCGACAAGCTGCCGGAATATGTGCATGTCATCCAATGCAATAGTTGTGGGGTCATGGGCATTGCGATACTTGATAAGGAGACTGCATACAGTGGCAATCTATGAGTATCGATGCGACATGTGTGGACAGGTGAAAAACGTATCAGCTGGGGTCAATGAGATTTATCCGATTCCTAATTGCGATAACTGCACCATCATCATGTCAAGGGTATGGCAAGCCAACCCAGTGCATTTCAAGGGTGACGGATGGGGGCATCAATGAGGCTTGTGGATAACCTGTGGACAACACGCCGTAAGCCCGCATCAAATCGTGTGGATAACTTCAATCGCTTGACAGGCTTGCTACCATCCAGCTCTGCAAGCGAGCGCGTGTGCGCTGTTAGCTCGCTGCGGAGACTGGTGGTTGTGGGGGGTCTATGCCTTAGCATGGCCTTGCTTGCTTTACAGGCACAACCCGCAGAAGCAATGACAAAAAGCATCGACCATTACAAGCTATACGCACATTCAAGGATAATTAACTATGAGCAATATAAGTGCCTTAGCAAAATCATTTACAAAGAGTCTAGGTGGAATC